AATACCTTTCGATCATTAGATTTTGCTTCAGTTGCTCCACCTCCAATCAAAGGAGGACACAGTCATGAAGCATTAGCTGGTAGTCGATCTGCTGCTATTAATTTATGTAACTTTTATGCTGCTCAAATTGGCCTTAAACCATTTAGTGTCCAACGGTCCTCCTTTGACCAAAATCGAGGAGTTGATGGGACACGAGAATATTTTTGGGCTAGAGATGCACATTTGGTTCCAGCTTGGGATGAGTTTACTGATCATCATTTGAGATTAATAATTGATGTAGATTATTATATTGATATGAATGAAATGTTGACCCATGCTGCCCCTACTTTGCTTTACACATTTGCTCCCACCGCTGTTGCTCGTGAAACTAGTGAATATTCTTTCAATTTTGACAAGGATAACACTTTACACATGATTGCATCTGGAGGAGCCAAGTATTCACATCCCATTTGGAATTATAACAAAGACCATATAACTGTGAAATCTTATGCTTTTGGAATCTTTCCGACTAGTTCTGTTACCTATCAAATTGACAGACATCAAGTTGGTTTAGATAGAGATTTGACCTTGTTAACCCCATTAGTTGAATATGGTTTTCTTGGAACACTTTTGTCTTATTTTATTTCTAGTGAGCCTCTTACTAGATTAAAAGTGAACCATGGAGCCTTCAACCGTTTAGCAATTCGAACCCAGAATAAACATATGATTTCTACTGCTTATTGTGAAGATGATCAATATTCCTCAGCAACTATTCCAATTTCTCATGACAATTATTTTCGAAATGTAGCCAAAATTCAAGTGACAACCATTGCTCCCTATACTATACAATCTTTCTTGAATTATGCAAAAGAAGACACTCAAAAGGCCCAATCAGAAGCAGCCATTCTGGTTGGTTATCATGCATCAAGATTAACTATGCCTTATGCTTATCAAACCTTGTCTCTTTTCTTACCTCGATCAGTTATTCATACTTTATATCCCAACATGTCTTATCCTTTACAAACAGTTTACCCAGTTAATTATGGAACTAGATTATATCAATTTGGTAGTGAATTGCCAACTCCTGGTATGCTAGAACCATTTATGACTCCATTGTTTGCTGAAGCATATGTACCCATGAAAGGAAAATCTAATGAACAAGCTGCCGTCGATGGCCGTATTGAAAAAGTCAAATGTCCAACTATGGAGATCACACCCATCATCAAATCCACCATTGTCGAGTTTGTAGAATTTTTATTGCCCAATCCACATCAATTGCATCCCACTGGCCAAGACGTAGTGTTTGAACGACAAGATAGACCATCCCAACGTTCCATTTTAATGACTGCCTTATATTTACCATTAGCACATGTGAAGCGTAAATGTATGGAATTCTTTATCAAGTCTGAAAGTTATTCGAAACCTGCTGATCCTAGAATCATTAGTACTATGAATCCAAC